CGATAAAGTCAGAACCGTTTTTGGCGTTCCCAAATATTGCATCTTTTCTGAAGCCATGTTCCTCTGGCCCCTATTCTCCCACTATCACACCGTTAAGCACACTCCACTCCTGTGGAACTATGAATCACTCAATGGCGGATGGAACCGACTCAACTCGGAGTATTACTCCCGGTCCGATCGACCCTCTCCTCTGCTCAATATTGACTGGTCAATGTTCGACATGTATGTGTACTTCTCAATGTGGAAGGATATTCTCGACCGTGTTAAGACTTACTTCTGCTTCTGCGGAAAGTATTGCCCTACCACGCTCTACCCTAACCCACAAACGAACCCTCAAAGGCTTCACAACCTCTGGGATCGCATCAATGACATGTACTTCAACCTACCATGTGTCACCACCCTTGGAAACGTATTCAAACGCTGTTTCGCTGGAATGCCCTCAGGCATCTTCGGAACCCAGTTCTACGATTCTATCTACAATGGTGTCATGATAGTTACCTGTCTCCTTGCCCTTGGCATCGACGTACCTCCCGACTTGTTCATCAAGTTAATGGGCGACGACGCTCTGTTCTCTGTGCTGGTTAATATACCCGTTTCAGAATGGCTGGATTTCTTGGACACTTTTGCTGCCGAAGCAAAACGCCGATTCAATTCAAATCTTTCCTCTACGAAATGTGGTATGTACTTCAACATTCAAGGTGCTAAAGTCTTAGGATATACCAACTTCAACGGATGGCCCCAACGCCCCGACGAAGAACTCCTAGCCCGACTACTGCACCCGAAGTCATTGCGAGATGAACCCGGAAATCTAATGGCCCGCGCCATTGGTATCTACTACGCTTCCTGCGGAAGTAAGAAATTCCGACCCATCTGCAAACACATTTACGAACACCTCGAATCTCAAGGATTCAAGCCTTCAATCAAAGGTCTAGCTTCACTCTACGACCCAGGCTCACTCCACCTTGACGAGGAAGATTTGTATCACTTCCCTTCCGAGACCGAAGTAATCTCTCGACTCTGTCGCCCATCACGACGAGACCCAGACGTCCAACACCGTTACTGGAACCGAGACCACTTCATCTTCGAAGCCGGCATTGCTCAGCACGACGCGTAAAGCACGCTCAGTCCTCCAATTCCCTTCATTCAAT